CCAGTGACACCACCAGACGCCCCCAATCCAAGCTGAATAAGAATGGGGTTGGTGATAGATTGGTGCGCTAGTTCAGCAAGTAATTTTTTGAAAGAACCTAAAATGCTATCCGTGAAATCTTCAAAGGAATCGAAAGCCCCTTCCCATGCTTTCGCAAAAGATTCGTCTATTCTTTCTGCTGCATCATCCCACGAATCCGCCAAGTCTTCGGCGGCATCCATCTGTTTTTTAATTTCAGGAAATAAATCAACATGTTCTTTTTTAAGTGCTAATACAGCTTGTGCATATTGGTCTGTACCATCGGTAACGCCTTTGTAATGTTCTTTTAATAACTCGAGTTCTTCGTTATATTCCTTCTGTTCTAACTTAAGAGGAAACAACGTTTCTAACAATTTTTTTGTACTTTCTGATTTTGTTTCCTCAAACTCGAACAACCTCGTTAGAAAACCTTCATAAGCTTCTAGCACTGGGAATAATTTTATATATTCTTGTTTTAACGCTTTTTGCGCAGCAATATGTTTTGATGTTCCTTCTTTGTCGAGTTTTTTAAATGTTGTATTTAAAAGAATCAAATCTTTATTATAGTCTTTTTGTGCTTTTTCAAGTGGAAAAAGTATATCTAACAATTCTTGTTCTGCATCTTGTAACTTAACAGTTGCCTTAGTTTTATCTTTTGTTTCGTCTTTAACCGCTTTAAGTTCTGCTTTAAGTTTGTTTAATCCCTTTGTATATTCGTCTGCTGATTTCCTGGCATTGGTGGTGGCTTCGGCACCATCAATCATTGCTTTTACGGTTGCTGTTTCTTCTTTAATGACTTTCAATAATTGCTTATCTAAAAAATCCGCTTGGGTTGCATAATCGCCGGTAGTCCCACCCAAGGTCACAGTGAAAGCGATAGTTTTTGCGATAGCGACTTTTAATTTTTCATAACCTATGATCATATTTTTAATGGCGTGAGCGGTTGTCCCTCTAACAACTTCTAAACTGTATAAATAACTACCGACTTGAAAACCAACAAACGCAGCGCTTAATACGCCAGTCGCTAGGCTTAATTTGCTAATAGCTGTACTCGCGAGGCCGGCTTTGATTGACACGCCAAACAATGCTTGATTCCAGGGGATTGTTGAAAGTGCAAATTTAACGCCCGCTACTTGTGCAAATCCAGTAAATAATGCTAACGTTTTCATTGCACCGGTAGCGGTTGCAACAGCGATAGGCCACGCTTTCATAATGATAGGAAAAGCTTTCAACCCTATATAAATAGCCCCACCTGTCAATAACAAATTACCAAATAATTCTAATCCCCCAATAGTGGCTTTAATCGTTGCATCTAATTCTTTTTCATTATCAATAAATGTTGATAACGTTGTGTTAAGATCTTTAAGACTCTCTGTAAAACCATCTAAAAATTGATCGCCAAAAGCTTTACTAATCGCTGAAACATTATTACCTAACAATTTAAAAGCGGCATCAAAAGTCGCTGCGCTTGCGGCATATTCTTTCTGTAATGCGACTGCATTCGCCACTTCTTTATTGGCTAACATTTGTGTTTTGGTATATTGTTCTAAATTAGCAGACAATGGCCCTAACGTTTTAATTATTTCTTGTCCGCCTAAGCCAACTTTTGCTAATGCGGCGCCCGCTTTTGTTTCTCCTAAATCTCTCAATCCTTCTAACAATATTCTGAAACCTGCGATTTTATCTTCAGAAAAAGTTCTAGCCAAAACATCGCCGTCAATCTCTAAAGCTTTCGCGAATTCTTTTAATTCTTCACCACCTAATGTAACTCTATTTTGAATTTCTTGAAATGCTCTACCCACGGCAGAACCAGCAGATTCAGCCCTGGCACCCATTGCAACCATCGCAGCACCTAATGCGGCAGAATCGGCAGCGCTAACGTTAAACAATGCAGTGCTTCTAGCGATCTCGTTAGTGATTCTGGCGATTTGTTTCTCAGTTGCTGCCACTTCATTACCCACGGCAACAATGACAGAGGCAAAAACATCAACGCTACCTATTGATTCACCGGTAACGTTTAGAATCCTTGCTAGTGTTTGCGCTGCCTCTTCGCCTTGTAAATTAGACGCCCGCCCTAATTTCGCAATAGTCTCAGTAAATTTTAAAATATCATCCGTGCCAGAGACACCTAATTGACCGGCTGATTGTGCGAGTGCTAGTAATTCCTCCGTGGTGACGGGAATAGTTCGAGATAGAATACCTATGCGCCTTTCTAATTCTTCAAGTTCCTTTCCTGTGATGCCAGTAGTTTTTGCAACGCCTACTAAACCAGTCTCGAAAGCAGATGCGTTTTGAATAGCAGATTTAAAAATTAACGCACCACTGGCAAGTGTTACAAACCCTAATAATTGAGTTTTTGCGCTACCAATAGCTTTAGATAATCTATTAAATCCTTTCGCCCCTTTTTTTGTTGTCTTATCAGTTGTCTTGCCTGTTTTTTTGATTTCCTTTTCTAATCTTTTAACTTCGTTTTTTGAATCATTAGCAGCTTCCGACATTTTCTTAAATTGTCGATCAGATGAACCAATAGCTTTTTTAAGGGTTTTTTCAGTTTCTTTAAGTCTAAATGCCAACAGTTTAACTTCGTCTTGAGAACTATTGACGGCCTTTTCCATTTTTTTAAATTGAGACGCAGCGGTTTTACCCACCTTTACAGTGGCTTTTTCAGTTTGTGATACTTCGGTCTCTAACTTCTTTAAGCTAACAAGAGATTGCGCTGTACCTATCTCAATTTTCAAATCAACTTCAGGCATATCATCCTCGTTATCATTTCCCCTTAGTTTTCCTGGCTTTATCTTTTTGTTCTATTTTTTCTCTCAAATCATTTAAATAAACGCCATCAAGACTTCTGATTATGTTTGCAAATTCATCACACGGTATAAGCAGCGGAAATACAGTTATATATGATGTAATTTCGCTTACAGGTATCACGCCTTTTATTATAGACCCATGCATGCCTACTTTTTCAATTCTGAGTGGCGATAAATAATTAAAAGCTCCTATTAACCAATCCGAAATCTCGTTAATTTCAGGCATAAAATCGAGGGGCGTTTTCTTGCCCCTTGATTTTAATTGTTGGTAAAACTTAAAATATTTACCGTGCTCTATTTGCCACTCATAGACGTCTGTTACTTTTCCAAAGTTTTCTGAACTCTATCCTTATAAAAATTGGTCATTTCGTTAGAATATTCAATAACAAACGTCCGGCAATCGACATCTGTCACAATAAGACTTTTACAATTTTCTTTTGAATAGGGGATTACTTCACCATCCACTTCAAAGCCTTGCCAATCAACTAACAATCCTTCAGATATCGCTTCTGATAATGTTTCAATGTTAGCTTTTTCCTTTAACTCTTCAGTAGAATTTGAACTAGAGCCGAGTTTTGCTTGGTGCTCTAAAAAAGCTTTTTTAAAGACTGGGTTGTTAGCTCTACAAATTTTTAATTGAACGCCATGGTATTCTACCCATGTGCCGTTAGTTTCTGCCTCTTTGTCGACAGGTGTTATCATCATCATAATACTATTCTCTTTGTGTGTGTTTTCCTTGTGTATTTTTCAAAGAACCCTCCCCGTCGCTACACAAAGAAAAACGAGGGGGAGGGGTATTTATTTCAATCAGCTCCAAGATGATTAAAACAAAACTTACTTATCGATTAAGTTCATACCGACTGTGAAGCCGAGAACCGGGTCTAGTAGCGCCTCATAAGATCCGTCAATCATGAAAAATGAATCCTTACCTTGAATAGGTGTTTCTAAGGATGTAAATTTCACGTTAGGGAGATAGGCAACAATTGCATTACCATCCTCGTCGGTCAACTTAAATGACAGAGAAAATGACGTATTGTTATTAAACAATGTGTAAGCAGCAATATCTTCAAAATATAAAGTAACATCACCAGTTACACTTAAATCAAACGCCGCTAAAGCCGCTGCTCCTAATACACCAATAACTTTCGCTGCACTTATCTTGTTGTCGTAATTAAAACTGACAGATTCAATCTGAACGTCAGCTTGTAACCCGGTTGTAGAAAATGCTAACGATTCCACAGAATTTAAAAGACTGTAACCATCGACAACCGCTACAGTCGTTTGACCTGTTATCATGGTTTCCGTGACGTCTTCAGTTAATCCCAGAATGCCTATACTACCGTTTAACAGACTACCGGCGCCGAAAGACCATGATAAAGTATTCATCATGCAACCGCGATAATACATAAACGCTTTTGTTGCCAAAGCAACTTCTTTTTTAATCGTATAACTATCAGGTAACTCTGTTCCGTTAGGTGTATGTCCCCACGACACTTTGATATTATCGCCCGCCGCTGCGGTCGTTAGACCTCCAGCATCTTGAGCATCCAAGGTTAATACTAAAGCCGCAACTGCCGAGACTAAAAACAATCCATTGTTATTTGCTAATGCCGCGCCAGATATCAAAACGTATGAACCCACGGGAATTGCAGCAAAATTAGCAAGGAGAGCAGACGTAAAAGTTCTGGCAGTTGCATCAATCGCGATATCTGCTTTAGTTTCTGTCCCTGTAACGGTCACACCTTCCATAACCGACTTTATTAAGGGTTTATAGGCATCATATGAAACCTCATGAGGCAGGTCACCGGTCACGCTTTGATCCACGACGATTAGGTCGGGTTTCTGGCGATCTGTCCTGATAGCTTCTGACGATGCGGTTACTTTGCCGCCTACAGGGCCACCACCCGTGACAGGGAGACGTTGAAAGGCCGGACTAGCAGGCGTTTGACCTGGCGTAGTTTCCAGAATGTAACTTAAGTCTATTTTTGACGTGCTGATTATTTCAGGCATTTTTAAATTCCTTTAAAGTTTATCTAACGGTTTTAAATGGTATGAACACGTTTACATTAAAAAAACCATGATCATCATCACTTACCTTTCTTGGCACTATCACTTCAGCCATAACACCATCAAAAGTTTTGTTTTGGAAAAGAGCGATTAAATCCTTATTTATCAATCCTATTTTCTCCACTCCTTTTCCTAATTCTGTAAACACGGAGATAACGAAAAAACCTTCATGTTTTATATATCCTGCCGCTACTGCTGCACCTATTACGCCATTCTCCGAACTTGTTATATTTAGTTGTGTTCTTAACCAGAACGCATCTGTTTTGTTTGGTGTGTTTTCCCAAGTTACTTTTAGTCCTGTCAGATCGTCGTAAAATATCTGAGGAATAACGATTGCGGCATTATTTTTTAAAGTCCAAATTTCTCCAGTGTTTTTACTTGTTAAAGTCGTTCCTGTTCTGTAATCGTTTGCGTCAAATTCGACTGCGAGAAAATCAGACGACAATAAACCATTATAAATTTGAACAAGTTTTATAGATCCATCAACTAACGATCCTATTTTAATTTCAGAGTTAGAAATAAAAATTCTGTCTATGTTTATAGATTTATCAGTACCTAACGGCGAATAACTTATATTGTCGTCAGATAAAGAAAACTTGACAATTTTTGTCGTTTTTTCCCATGTAATATTTATATATTTATATGTGCCATTTACTAATCCCGTTGGGATACTACTGGCGACAGACAACCCGGCTCCGCCATCGGCACTTAAGTATAATTTAATCGTACCGTCCGCCGCAATCGTTACCTTATAAGAATTATTTCCGCTAGACCATTTCTCAATTAAAACAACCTCTATTCCAGGCACCCAATTTGACAACTTGATATACAGTGTTAAATTGATATTGCCTGTAATGCTGGCTTCTATACTATGCGGTGAACTTAAATGCGAACTTAATTCACCTGGCAAAATTAGAAATTGAGTTTGCATAGACGTGACAAATTCCACGGCAGTTTTTAACCGTGTTTCAAAAGCTGCTCTAATTTCTGATTCGATCATCGACCGGCCTTTTTCATTGCGCGTTGTATTTCTTTCTCGACAAAAAATTCACCCGCTTGTTCTGAATGTCCTTCGTTTAATGGAACGATATAAGGTAAATTGTTTGTGATAAAATAACTTTCACCCAATCTCGCTAATCCCACTTTTGGTTTTTTCATTTTTACCGATTTAGCCGCAGGTTCAACAGACGAATCTATCTCACCTTTTGTAATTCGCCAAGACGCCCTCGCTCTACCTGTATCGACGGGAGTCGCAGTGGTCAACCCGGTATAAATATCTATGACAAATTCCCGCTGCTCTTTTGCAACCATTGTTCTAAGTTGTGCAAATGCAACTGATATAGCACTCATGGCAAAGGTTCATACTCTTCAGGTGCGACATAATCAGGATTCATATTCGGTTCCCACCAATCAACCCCCATGATCGCATCTACCGCAGTTCTACATTCGGCTTCCGAATCAAAATTAGTAATATCATTACCCGAACCTGAGCTTTGCCCCACTTCAACAATGTTAACATTGATAAAAGCACCTGTTTTCTTATTTATAATTATTTGCCAAACTTTAGTTGGCGAGTCTTTTATCTCGTTAGGTATAATTATTTCTTCTATCATGCTGCGATTCCACCATCGGTTATTGTCCACAGGTCGTTAGTGACCATATTGGCGCGAGCCGTTGCCGCAACGCCCCCGCCAGT